AGTGTGAGAATAATGGAATTAAATTCATAGAGACAGAAGAAGCATATACTTCTGGAACATCATTTTTAGACAATGAAGATCCTGTAAAAGAGAATTATAAAAAAGAACGTAGAGTTTATAGAGGATTATTTGTTTCTAATGATGGCAAGAAAATAAACGCAGATGTAAATGGAGCATATCAGATAATGAAAAAGGTAATTCCTGATGCTTTTAGCAAGGGAATAGAGGGTGCAGGTTTACACCCAACGATTATAAACTTAGCTTGTTCTAGGTGAGTAACGTGAACGTGGATAAAAACACGATGAATCAAACGTTTTAAGGTAGGTGATGATAGTGTTTGGAAATAAAGAGTATATTATAATTGCAGTCATATGGTTGCTGATTGGGTTATTATCGGTAATAAGTATATGTGTACACGATATGAGAGGAGAACCATATGATGAGAATTATTTTAAAGGAGAAATATTACATACTATAGCTCTTATTCTTATGGGAGGGGTGTCATTTTTAATTGTCTTTTATCTTATCATAGTTGATATTCTTCAAAATATATATGAAAAACGAAAGAGTAATAGAATATTCACAAAATTCATTTATAAAATAGCGAATATAGGTATAAAGAAAGATGGTGATAAGAAATGAAACGTGATCCAGCAGAAAAATACATAAATGAGCATATGAATTCTATTAGTGTAAAGAAAATAAGACCTGTATTTTTATGGTGTCAATGTGAGAAATGTCATAAAGAATTTAGAAGAGAGCCAATGTATCATTGTAGTTGTAAAGATGATTGGTTTGAATATGGTATCTACAATGATTATTATGGTTGCACTCATTGTTTCCCTAATAAAGATAATTTTCTTAAATGGTTACAAGATAATGACATATTATACACAGAAGAATCATTGAAAAAGTTGTGTCAGAAAAGAGGAATTGGATAATATGAAAAAAATTTATGAATTAAACGAAAAAGATATTACAACACTTGTAGCCGAAAAATTTGATATTTGTACAGAATGTGTTCACGTAAGCTATGACAATGTAACAACTGGATATGGTTTTGCAGAAACTACGAATCCCACTATCAAAATTCAAATTACTATGGATAAAGAAATAAATGAAGTATAACTTTGAAATCTCGATTTCATGGAGGTGATATAAATTACAGATGAAGCAAGGGAATTAGTAGAAGAGAATCATAATTTGATATATTCCTTTTTGTATAAATATCATTTGGATGTAGAAGAATGGTATGATATTGCGGCAATAGGCTTATGTAAAGCTGCGAATACATATAACAATGATAAATCAGGATTTTCTACATATGCCTATAAATGTATGTATACAACTATAATAATGGAGAAGCGTAAAGAAAATGCAATGCGTATAATCCCACAAAATCAGATAGTTTATTATGAGAATCAAGTCAACGAATCATCTAAAGAGAATGACACATCTACCTTTCTTAATTATATCCCAAGTAAACAAGACATTGAGAATGAAACAATTTCAACATTATCATTAGAAAATATTGAAAATGAATTGGTTGGTAATAAAAGAAAAGTTTTCGTTTTATTAAAAGGAGGATATACACAATCTGAAATATCTAAAATTATTGGTATATCAAAACAAAGAATTTCTAAAATTAAACAAGAAATTGCAGAGAAGTATTATACGGGAGGTTCATGTATTGAATAAAAGAACACGTAAAAAGTGGTTAAAGAAGCAAGGATTATATATCAATCCAAAAGAAATATGGAATCTTGATTGTAATGTTGCAAAATATATTCTTCCAAGATTAAAAATGTATAAGAAACTAACCATTGCTTATCCTGGATATGATGAAGCAAATACACCTGAGAAATGGGATAAACTATTAGATAAGATGATTTGGTCATTTGAGCAAGCTGCTAATTATTACGAGATATATGAGTCGATAGATTGTAACAATTCAGATTGGAAAGAAAAATACAAGGAAACTAATGATAAGATTCAAGAAGGGTTGCTGTTATTTGCAAAATGGTTTCAGCATTTAGGGTGGTGAGCAAATGAAAGAAATTTTAGGAAATAATCTTAAACAATTCTTTTTCGTATTAGATTATCCAAAAGAATATGGAGCCGTATGTACATACAAGAGTAATAGATATGAAGTTTGGTTAATGGATGATGAAATATTTGATATGATTTCAGATATATCAGAAGAAAAATTTGTGAAATTCGCAGGTGAAGATGCTTGGTGGAGAAGTAGTAACGGTAGTGTATTATATTCACTTGATAAAGGAGAATTAACAATCAATAATCAGAAAATGATTGGATGGATTAGAAAACCTTGGGATGAAGAAATATCAAAAGATATTAATTATCAATCATTATCAGAGTATCTATGTGAATTTATTGGAGTTTCAATGCCTCATAATGTTGTAGCTTGTGCAATGGATTTAGCAAAATTCAATCATTTAACAATGGGTAAATTATTTAAAAAATATGAACCAGTGGAGGATTAAAATTTTATGATTATTACAGGAATGAATCACTTTCAGAGAGTATGTTTAAAGAAATTAGTAGAATGGTATACAAAAAATTATCCTGATGTAGAGCTTGATTTTGACGATGTGTTTATTGTCTGGTCATGCAAGACTTTACAAAATTATAAATGTCTTGTTTCTACTACGGTTCCTGGTGATGGAATCTATGTTGAGTATACATACAATGGTGATAAGCAGGAATTATATGAGGATGTATATAAAAAAGTAACAAACACTTGCATTACTGAGGAATAAGAAAGGATTAAAATATGAAGAAATCAGAACCAAAATTAATTTTAAATCTGCAAGTTGATAGTGAAGAACTTGATCAGAAAGTTAAACTTGTAATGGATAAGTACATTGAAGATGTAATTGTGGGTAATCTTGATGATGAGATTGAAAAGATTGTCACTAAAAGAATTGGAGCGTTAGTATCAGCAGATAGATGGAATCCAAATCGAAAAATTAAAGATAAAACATTAGAAACGTATGTAAAAGAAGCAACAGAAAAAGTTATTTGTGATGTAATTGATAAGAATATCAAAGATATTTTTGCGAAGAAAGTTGCGGAGATGCTATAGAATTATGAATGAACAATGTAAAGTATGCAAGAAATATAATGGAGATTGCGGTTATCATTTCAAAGATGATTTAGGACATATAGATTATGATATTCCATCTGAGTATGCGTGTGATCAATATGGAAATTGTGTGTCTTTTGAAGAGACAAGAACGAAATATCAAATTGCACTTACAAATATATTGGAAAATGAATCAAAAATTAAAATGTATGTTAATACACAAGTATTAATCGAAGCCTTAACAAGAGTAATAAACGAAGATAAGAAGTAATATGAAATTATTTTTCAAGGCAGTAAATAATATATTTGGAGAATCTTATGAGTATACAAGAAGATATAGAGAATTCTGTAAACAGATGAAGTGGAAAGAAAGGGACAACAATGAGATGTGTAAGTAAGAAACAATATGAATGCATAAAATTAACAAAGGAAAATTTAAAAGAATTTATTGTTGAACAATTATCTGGTCGTATTACTGCATATCAGGAAAGTGTGTTTGATACATTAAGTCGACTCAATAAGAAATTAACGTATGGAAACAAAAATATTATTATTTATTGTGATCCGCCGTATCAGAATACAACTAAATATAAAGAATCTTTTGATGTGTATGAATTAAAAAGAAAAATATGGAACAATCATCCAATTTATGTTTCAGAAGGAGTAAAAATTGGTGGAGTATCACATAGCCATTTGTTATCAAAAGGTAGAACAAAAGGAAACATAAGTGGCGAATCAAAGAAAAAACCAGTGGAAGAATGGTTGAATATCTTTTAGTTACAAAGCATTTGATGGAATTAAATAAATAAAAGTTCCCTTTCATAAAAAGGAGGTTAAATAGATGTATTGTGCATATATAACAACGCTAAAAGGTCTAAGGAAACATAGTAATGCTGATAGATTACAGTGTGCGGAAGTATTTGGTCAAAATGTAATTGTAGATTTAAGCTATAAAGAAGGACAAAAAGTAATATTCTTTCCTTCCGATGGACAGCTTTCTATTGAATTTGCTATAGATAATAATCTTGTGCGAAAGAAAGATGAAAATGGTAATAACATCGGCGGTTATATGGACGCAGAAAAAAGAAATGTTACCGCTATAAGACTCCGTGGCGAGAAATCAGAAGGACTTGTTTTACCAGTTGAAACACTTTCTAAATATACTGATATTTCAAAATTAAAAGATGGTGATCAAATTACAATTCTTGGAGGACATGAGATTTGTAAGAAATATATTCCAAGAGGTAAAAGACGTTCAAATTCGAATATACCTAATTTAAAAAATAAGAAAAACAAATATAAACAAGAATCTGTATCGTATCCATTTTTTGAAGAGCATAAGGATACTGCACAGCTTGCATATAATATATCTGCGTTTAAACCAGGAGATACAATTTATATTACAAGAAAAATGCATGGAACATCTGCACGTACAATGAAAACTGTAAAAGTAACCAAGAAAAATAATTTACTAAGAAGATTATTTCGAATGTGCCCAAAGACAATTAGAGAAGTTTCCGTTGTATCTGGAAGTAGAAGAGTTGTATTAAAAGATATGACAAAGAATGATGGATATTATTCAGACAATGGATTCAGAAGAAAATATCATGATATTTTAAAAGATAAATTACCAGAAGGATGTGAAATCTTTTATGAGATTGTTGGATATGTAAATGAGTCTACTCCTATTATGAGTTCCGTTTCAAATAAAAGTGTAAAAGATAAAGCATTTATAAAGAAATTCGGTGACACTACTATATTTTCATATGGATGTAAACCTGGTGAATCAGAAATGTATGTGTATAGAATGACTATGACTACCGCAGATGGAACAGTTGTTGAAGTCCCTTGGGAAGTAACTAAAATATGGTGTGACAAATTAGGCGTTAAACATGTACCAGATTTAGAGAAATTTATTTATACAACCCCAGAAGATTTAAAAATGAGAGTAAATAAATATCTTGACGGGATGCCAGTGGATGAGATTGGAAAGACACATATCGCAGAAGGAGTAGTCGTCCGTATTGATAATAGGGAAACATTCACTGCTTTTAAAGATAAAGTTTTTGAATTTAAAGTTGTTGAAGGTATTGCAAAAGATACATCAGATACTCCCGATATTGAAGAAGCAGAAGAATTATATGAGGAAACTGTAAATGAATAAACCTATTTTTATTATGATGGTTGGTCTTGTTGGGTCAGGCAAGTCCACTTATGCAAAACAATTATCGGATGACATTAATGCAATAATTTGTAATTCAGATGCTATTAGAGGAGAATTATTTGGTAATGAAAATATACAAAATCAAAACGAAGAAGTATTTCGTGTATTGCACAAAAGAATTAAAAATAATTTAAAAAATGGTAAGAATACAATTTATGACGCAACAAATATTAAATCTAGAAGACGTAGGGCGTTTTTGTCTGAACTTAAAAATATTCCATGTATTAAAAAATGTATAATAATGGCTACTCCGTTTCATATGTGCTATAAACAGAATGAGTCAAGAAGTAGAATTGTTCCATATGAAGTAATTGATAGAATGTATAAAAATTGGAATACTCCATATTGGTTTGAAGGATGGGATGATATTAGGATCGTGTTCCCGCAAAATTATAAAATTGTAGATACTGTTGAAAATTGGATTGATAAACATATGGAATTTAACCAGGATAATCCACATCATGTATATACACTTGGACAACATTGTAAATTAGTTGGAGAGGAATTAAAAGATAATTCTTTACTATACTATGCGGGATCACTTCATGATTGCGGTAAACCATTTGTTAAAAGCTTTGTTAACTCAAAAAGAGAAATAACAGATATAGCACATTATTATCAGCATCATTGTACAGGTTCATATGATAGTTTGTTCTTTGATTATCCACAAAGTGTAAATAGATTGGATGTTTCTATTATTATTAATTTACATATGCAACCTTATTTTTGGGAAAAAGATAAAGAATACGGAGATAAAACAAAACATAAATATCAAAAATTGCTTGGAGATAAACTTTATAATAATGTAATGAGATTACATAAAGCCGATAAGGAAATGCATTAAAATTTTCATTTCATGGAGGAGATGTTATGTATGGTACGAATACAGTAGAACAAGATAATATAAATTTTCTATTGAATAAGTATAAAGATATAATCAGAAATGACGATGGTACGTTTAGGCTAGCACATAGATGTATACCTGGTGATACTAACAATTCTGTTCATTTTGTAAATACAGGCGTACATAATCATAATGAACTTGAACATAATTGCTATAGATGTAAACATTGTGAACCAGAAGATCGTGCTTGTCATGATCGTTGTCTTTTAAGAACACGTCTTGAAAATTCATCTATTAAACTTTTCGCAAATTCTGTTGCAAATTGTGATGCGTATGATCCTATTGAATGTCTCAATATTATTCACGATATAAATGAAATGGTTGACTTTATGGAAATGGTTGAAAAATATTTTGATTGTCCTGAATCTCTTGAAGAATATTTTGGATTCACTCCAAATGCAAATGATAATACAGGAAAAGTATTAGAAACAATTAGAGAATATCATGAGCGTGGTGGAGAATTTACTAATATACCAGACAAATATCCATGTGTGATTTATTTTCCAATTGATGATATAGATATTCGCAAGAAATTAGAATGGATTTATATAGGAAAAGAATAGAATATGAAAGTAATTCAAAATCCGCATCAATTACCAGAGCAAACTAAACCAATGATAGAAAAAGTAAAAATAAAAATGTGAAAATTGCGGATCAGTTCTTGAAGATGAGGATTATGCATGAGTAAGAAAATTAAAATCAAAGGTAAATGTCCTAGATGTGGTTCTAAATTAGAGATGGGTTTATTATGTTATGAATTTTCATATATGGATGAACCAGAAGTAACAGAACTTTTACCAATATGTACAAATAATAATTGTGATGAATCGTGCGGATATGGTAGTGAAATCAGATATAGATGGATCAATCATAGGACAGTAAAAATTGATGGATTATGGGACTAATTAAAACTCTGATTTCATGGAGAAATAGATATTAGAAAGGTGGTGATGATATACATGTGGGTTATATTTTTGCTTAGTGCATGTGCTTTTGCTCTTGTAGCACTAATCATATCATTAATTGCATGGTGGGTTATTCACAAAATGGAGTCTGAAATGCACAGAGATGATGAGAAATTTAATATCGAAAAAGAAGTTTATACAAAAATCAAAAATAATATTAAGAAAGAGGATTAATTTATGAAACAACTTATTGCAGGAATTGTTATCGCAGCAGCGGTTATTGGTGGAGTTTTTACAGTATCTCATGTTAAGTTTATTGGAACTGGTAAAGTCGGTATTGTTTACAATTACAAAGATGGAGTACAAGATACGGTACTCACACCAGGCGCACATTTTATTGCACCTATGAATAAACTCAAAGAATTTTCTACAAGTAATGAGATTCTTGTTCTTACGAAAGATAAAAGAGAAGGTAGTAAAGAAGATGATTCTTTCAAAGTGGCAACATCTGATGATGCTAGCATCGCAGTTTCATTTCAGATGAGTTATCGTTACGATCCTGAAACAGTTATTGATACATACAAGAAATTTAAAGGTATGGATGGAAATGATATTGTAGAAAATCGTGTTAAGACTGTTCTGAAATCTAAAATCTCAGAAGTAACAACAGATTATTCCATGATGGATATTTATTCTGGAAATAGATCTAAACTGAATAATGCAATCACGGAATATCTTAATAAAGATTTCCATAAGAAATACGGAATTGAAGTCCTTGATGCTTCTATCGTTGATGTGCATCCAGATAAAAAGCTAAAACAAGCTATTGATAATCGTGTTACAGCACTACAGGAGAAACAGCAAGCTCAAGCTGAACAGGAGAAAGTAAAGGTACAGAAACAGACTGAGCAGCTACAAGCAGAAGCTGATGCTCAGATTGAAATTACAAAGGCTCAAGCTGATGCAGAAAAGGCAAAAATCAAAACAGAAGCCGATGCGGAGAATACTAGAACAAAGGCAAAAGCGCAAGCAGAAGCTAATAAAGAACTTAGTGCATCTATTACAGAAGATCTCATTAAGATGAAAGAAGCAGAAGCAAGACTTAAACATGGTTGGGTAACTGTAAAAGGCGCAAATAGTACAGTTGTTGATGCAACAAAGAAGTAAATAGTGTAGACATGGTGTGATTCTATATGGAGAAATATAGGATGGTAGGGTTCGATTCCCTACCTACACATTCTAATAAATGTTGAAAGGAGAATAGTCATGGCAAATGTACCACCCAATGACAAGAGATTTGAAAGCGGAGAAATTGTGTTTTGGTGTCATCAATGTGGATATAAATATTCAGTTCATTATGGAATGGTAGATGAACAGTATAAATTTGATGTGTATATCGACTATCTTGCACCAAGAGAACGTAGAAGAATCTATTCTGATTATATAAAAGGTATTCCGATTGATGAATTTAACACTGAGCAGAGATTTCACAAGCTTCCTAAGAATTGGAGTTATGATACAAAGCTATTTGAGATTAAACAAGATCCATTAACAGATGAAGAGATTAGTTTCAAACTGGAAATTAATAAACCAGAAACATTAAAAGAAGCATATGATAAAGGATTCTTAGTGAAACGTGCGAAAATCTTTCATGGATCTATTGAATCAGAAATTACAAAAGATGGTTGGAGAATACATAAGGGATATCCGCAAGATTGGGGAATCAATAGAATACCTAATTATACTACTGTAACTTGCTCAAAAGTATATCGTTCATATGATGAAGCACAGAAAGAAGTAGATGAACATATTGCGGAATATAAACGTCAAGCAGCATTATCTGATTATGATTGGTCTGTTGAGCAGGTAGATAAGGTGTTAGGTTATTATAAGAACATTTATAATTTGACGGATAGTGAAGTAAAACAGTATCGTGATTGGATATTAGCACAGGATGATATAGAGAATGTAGAAGTAAGAATCCATTTTGGTAATCTCGAATTTCGAGACTGTACAAAGCACAAGAAATGGCATGGTATAGAAACTAATATGTGAGGTAGATTATGAGAAACATAGATAGATTTAGAGCAATGTCACTTGAAGAACTTGCACCGTATTTCGTTCATAGAACTGTAATTAATGGATCAGAAGTTTGGTGTAGTCCTAGTGGATATACATTTAGTAATAAAGATGCTGCGATTGAAAATTGTATTCATTGGCTAGATAAAGAATATCATAAGGAGAACTAAATGTTAAGTGATTACTTATCGAAAAACGGAATTTCTAATATGGAAGAATTAATTGGTAGAGAAGTGTTTTTAATACTCCCACGGCAAGGGATTAAAAATTACGCAATTCGTAGAATTCAATATGGAAAGCAACACAAATGGATGATGTGTCTTCCAGAGAATTATAGAGTGTCTGAATTAGGTGAGAGTATTTTCTTTACAAAGGAAGAAGCAGAAAAATATCAGATTCAACAGTTATACAAATATAGCAAAAAACAACGTGATCGAGTGATTGAGAAAAAGATTAAAGAGAGAAATATAGAATTAAAAGAGTTGTACAGGTTATTAAAGAAATATCCAACGCCTGAATTAAGACATCTTATTAAAGATTCTTGTCAGTTATGTTCTCATAGGGATGAAGATTCTACCTATTATGAAATACCTGTATATTTATGTAGAGTTTGCAATGAGCATAATATGTTTGATTATGACTTTGATAGATTAAGAGAACTATTTGGAGAATGATGCTATGAAAGATGTTAAAATTGCAAAATTTGTAGAATTGATTATTAAAGGCAAAACAGCAATCGAAGCTGCGAAAGAATCAGATATTATTGATTTGTCAACAGAAGATGTGCTGAGAGAATTATCAAAAGAAGATTATGAATCAGATTGGGATAAATTAGCTAAAGCAATCATTGGAGGTTGAAGATGATCAAAAGTGAAGTAGATGGAGCATATCTAATCACACATTCTTATGGAGAAGTAATAGACGGAATCACTTGGGATGAATCTTCCGCAAAATTCCTGGTAGATAAGCTCAATGAAAGATGTAAAAAAGTAAATAAATGTCTTGAGTGTAGAAAAAGCAATTTTAAAATTGGTGAAGAAACGTGTGATAAAGCGGAAATCTATTTTAGTAGCAATGGATATGGTAGTAGATGTGCCGCATATTGCGTCAATGATGTTACTGATAAATTAAATAAAGATTATATTGAATCACCATATGAGTATCATTACCAGAAGATTGACGTACTTGATGTGAAGAAAATGTTAGGAGAATAAATGAGAGAACTAAGAGTAATAATTGCAGGTGGTAGAGATTTCAACGATTATAATTTACTTGAGCGTAATGTAAATGATATTTTGAAAATATATGATAATAAAATAATAATTATTAGTGGTACTGCAAAAGGTGCAGATCAATTAGGAGAAAAATTTGCTAAAGATAATCACTATGAATTATCTCGATTTCCTGCAAATTGGGATTTATATGGTAAATCTGCTGGATATAGGCGCAATGCAGAAATGGCTAAATTCGCAGTTGAAAATGGAAATATTGGAATTTTAATTGCATTTTGGAATGGTAAAAGTAGAGGTACAAAACATATGATTGACTTAGCAAAAAGGTATAATTTGAAAATAATATATATTATTGAATATGAATCAGATGGAGAATAAATAAATGAACATTAAAGTAACTGGTAAAATTGAAAAACCTGTTGAGATTAATCCATTAGATGTAATCAGAGAGTTAAAGTTGCAATTACTTGGTAGAAATGATTATTTCATTGGTGATGATGGACAAGTTTATTATGAAGAACGATATAGTTTATATGGTGATTACAAAAATACTTTAGCACCTCAATATATCCAGGAAGATGTTGAAGTTGTAAAAGCATTAAATGTTCTTATGAATAAATTATCATAAAGGAGAAATTAGAATAATGAAAAATACAATAACTACAGAATATTTACATATGGAAAGTGTGTCATACGACATTCCATGTTTTTCATGTGTTAAATCTGACGTATGCAAGTATAGAAAAGAAGTTGAGGAAATTATTTCTAAGATTAATAGTGAATATTTATCTAAAAATGAAATATTAAATGCTCAATTCGCTTGTAAGAAAGCAAAATTAACCAACAAAGAAATAACATATAGAGGATTTGCAAGTAATGATAACTCAGTTATGTTATGTAATAAAATGGAGAATAAATAAATGGCATGTGAGAAATATACAAATTGTAAATATTGCAGAAAAGATTATCATTGTCCATACGATCACATGGGAGATGGAAGTCCTTGGTGCGGAGAATTTCAATGTACAGTGGATAATTGTAAAAGATATGAATGTATCTCATATGAAGAATAATTATTTGAGATGAAAGGATATTGAAAGGAGAATAAATACATATGAAGTATAGTGACAATATTACAATTCAAAAATTCATAGAACAATTAGTTAATGTATTGAAATACGAGAATACATACTATAAATGAATCTTTCGTTTCAAATGGAGAATATATAGATAGGAGATGAAAAATTATGAAACCGATTATTAGCCCTTGGTTGATTTATTTGATAATTTAAAGGGATTGCTTACTATTGCATTAATTTTACTTGGAATTGCAGCGGTAGTATTATTAATTATTTGGCTTATTGCTTCTGTGGATTATGAACAGGATGAAGATCCTATTGCTACATGTAAAAAGCATTTAAAGCAATCAGTTATCTGGCTTTGCGTTAGTGGATTACTTTTTGCAACAGTTCCATCAAAAGATACCATGTATACAATGCTTGTGCTAGATAATGTAACGACAGATAACATCCAAGCAATTGGGAAAACCGGCAAAGATGTAGTTGATTATATTACAGATCAGATTGACAAAATTGTGAATAAGGATGATGAAAAGGAGAACAAATGATTAATGTAATAGAAGATATTACAAAAATCCTAAAGGATGATAATTTGCATGATGTGGAAATTAATATATCACCGTCAAATGTAATAGTAAATTTATCTTGTAAAGACTACGATGGCAAGATTCCAATTAAATTCGATAGTAACGAATATGAAATCTACATACCAAAAGAAAAATTAACAAGCATAATTGGTATTGGTGATATAGATATCATAAAAAATATTATGGATTATCTTTCAGAACATACATCTGAATTAAATGAAATATGTACTGGTTTTGATTTGTACGGTAGACAAGAATTAAATTGTGAATAAAGATAATGAAAAAATATATAAATGGAGGAAATTAAATATGGAAATTTGTAATTTAGAAAGAGGAAAAGGTAAGACAACATATTTAGTACATAGAAGTCATGTTACACAATATCCAATTGTATGCGCAGATTATAAAGGTGTAGGTGTTGCTAAAGATATTGCAGAAAGAATTGGGATATCTATCCCTGAACCAATGACAGTACAAGAATTATTAAAAGATAGATCATTAGTTGGACATAAGAAGTTTTTGATTGATGAAGCACCTATGGTATTACAGGGATTACTTAAAGTTGATATTGATACAATTACATTGTCTGAAAGAGATAGATAATATAAAATCCAAATTTCATCGGAGAAATAAATCTTGTAGATTCAATCGAATCGAATTTTCCAAATAAATTGAAATTAAATAGAGAAATAAAATATGGGTGGTTAGCAGCATACCCTTGGGATTTTGTACCCATAAACCACTGTTGACATAGAATTTATCTTATAGATTTAATTCCATGTTCCGTCCGATAGGGCGTTTATCATAAACAAATTAAAAATTAAATAAACAATTATTAAGGAGAAAAACACATGAAAGAATTAAAGAATCTAGTAACAGTAACAGGAAAACTTGTAAAAAATAATATTGAAGAGTTTAAAACAAAAAAAGGTGTAGACGCAATCGGAGGAAGTCTTGTATTAAGAACTGCTGACAATAGTGAACATGAGATTAATTTCTATGCGAATAAATACAAGAAAAATGAAAAGAAAGAGTTTACAACAGAAGAAAGTTACTTCTATAAACAGTATATGGATGCAAAAAACAATCTGAAAGATATTGAACATTGCTCAGAAGGAGAATCACCAGATATTGTATCTATTACAGATGGTACATTCACAGATAACGACTTCAAGATTAATGGAAAAGTAGTATCTTCAAACAAAATCAACGCTAAATTTATTAATAAAATTGAGCCGAAAGATTATGAGAGTACAGTTCTGGAAGCTAAATTTGAAGTAGAAGGAATTGTAGAAAAGATTACAGATGAGATTGTGAAAGATGTTCCTACTGGAAATCTCGTAGTTACAATGAATGCTATTGGTCAAATGGCTGATGGATTTGGAAAAGATGCTAAATATGAAGCTGATCACCTAATTCCAATTAGAATGACTGTTGATAAATCAATGGCTACAGATTTCCGAGATGCAGGATATTATGATGGATGCTTTACTAAATTCACAGGTGTTGTAATTAATACTGTTGAAATCACAGAAGAAGTTGAGAAGGCTGCGTTTGGAACAGATATTGTTAAAAAAGTAAAGAGAAATATCAGAAGAAATGAAATTAAATCTGGTGTTGCAGTATCAACTATTTATGAGCATGATCTTACAGAAGATGTTGTAGATACTCTGAAATCTAAGAGAAAAGCAAAACTCAAAGAGATTGAAATGGGAGAATCAGCACATACAGAAACAGCAGAAGGATTTGAGAAAAATCCAACTCCTGCTCCTGCAACTACATACAATCCATTTTTACAATAAAACAAAAAAGCCTACTCAAGAGTAATCTTGAGTAGGTGGATAATAAGAAAGGAGTTTTATGAAAAGAAAATCTACAGAAGATTTCATAAATGAAATGAAAATTAAACAACCAAATATAGAAATCCAAGGAGATTATATAAATAATAAAACTCCTATCAAGTGCAATTGTTGTATATGTGGTAATGTTTGGAATCCTAGACCAGATCAGTTAGTTAGGGGTCAAGGATGTCCCATTTGTGGATATAAGAAGAGAATAAAATCTCAAACTAAATCACATGAACAATTTGTTAAAGAAATAAAACTTATAAATCCACAAATTGAGATAATTGGTAAATATGTAAATAATCATACTTTAATAAATGTGAAATGTTTAAATTGTGGAAAAGAATGGGGAGCTACACCCAATAATCTTTTAAGAAATCATGGTTGTTTAAATTGTAACGGTCATTTTTTAAAAAGTCAATGTCAATATGAAGAGGATATGAGAAATACTCATCCAAACATAAAAGTTATTGGAAAATATATGAATAATAAAACACAGGCAGAAGTATTGTGTGAAAAATGTGGAAATGTGTGGAATTCGTATCCAATAAATGCAATATACAAAAATCACGGATGCCCTAGATGTGAAAAGAAATATAAGGGTGAAGTTAAAATATCAAATTATTTTAATAACAACGATATTAATTATGAATCTCAAAAATCATATGAAGATTTGTTTGGCGTTGGTGGTAGAAAATTAAGGTATGATTTTTATTTACCGGATTTTGATTTATTAATTGAATATCAAGGTAATTTTCATGATGGAAGTAGTTTTGTTGGAGATTTTTTCACAAAGGAAAGATTGGAAATTCAACAAGAACATGATGAAAGAAAACGTAAATATGCAAAAAAACATAATATCAAACTATTAGAGATTTGGTATTGGGATTTTGATAATATTGAGAAAATTTTAAATAATAACATAAAAGGAGAAACAAAATTATGATGATTAATTTATTAGATTTACAGCCAAATAAGGTATCTGTGGATTTAACTCAGTATTCAATGGTTTGGATGGGTGATACTGGTGTAGGTAAGACTACAACTTTAATGAATTTCTTAAAGAGTTTATATCCAGATAAACAGCCATTATTCTTAGAATTTGAGGATAGATTCCAAAATATTCCAGGAATTATGGCTGTAAAAATTGATACAATGGCAGATTTAAAATCAATTATTGGTCAGTTAAGAAACCCTGAATTTAAAAAAAGATTTTCATGTATTGTAATTGATACGCTCGATAAATTTGAAGAAAGTTGCGAGAGATATGTACTTGAAAACAGAGATGCGGAAATCTTAAAAGATGTTGGTGCATTTGGTGAAGGTTCACTTCGTTTTAAGAGTGCATTAAGAAACATTGGCATCATTCAGAGCCTTGGATATACAGTACATTTCATCGCACAGTCAACACATAGTAAGGATTTCGATACAAAGAAAGAAAGCGATACTTTAAAACTTAATAAGAATACATTTTCTTACTGTAGAGAAGCTGCTTATCTTGTTGGATATATGTACAGAGAAAAGGATGAAAGATTCATTACCTTTAAGAAGACAGAGAAGTATCCAGATTTAAAGGATACATTCGGTCTTCCAGATGAGATTAATGTTAAAGATCTTAAAAAGGCATGGACGAATGCGGTTGAAGATTTAGGTGGAGATTTCACTACTAAGGAGAAAACAATTGATAAGACTGCACCAGTTGAAGACTTTGAATCAATCAAAGCAAAGGGTATTGAACTTGGTAGTTTACTTGCATCAAATGGTCATCTTGCAGAAGCAACAGCCGTTCTTCAGAGAAATCTTGGTCTTGATGATAATGGTAATGTAAAGATGTTCAATGATCTTAGAGATACACAGATTGATCTTACAAAAGTAATTGTAATGGAACTTGAAGAACTTGTTGGTAAATATAACATCAAATAAATATAACTAATTGACGGGAGGGTAATTCCCTCCCAATTTGAAGTAGGTATATTATGGCTAGATCAATAAAATGTAAGCGTTGTGGTAAAACATTATTACCAGAGGAAAGATATAAATACGATAATAATAGTTATTGCGTAGATTGTTACAAAAAAGTCGAAAGAGACGCTAATGAATACAAAGAACTTATGCGTTATATTTTCGATATTTTTCATTTAGACAAAGCAAATGGATTGATTCTAAAGCAAATAAAGAAATTTAGAAAAGAATATAATTATCCATATGCTGCAATGACATATACATTATGGTATTGTAAAGAAATTTTAGGTAAGTCATTTGATATAAAATACGGAATTTACATAATAGAGGATTATTACAATGAAGCCTGTGACTTTTATATACAACAAGAAAAACAAAAAGAACAAGCTGATAAAATCTCTAAATTGGATATTAAAACAAAAATTGTAAATAGAAAATCTGTAAATATGAATAAAACAAAATCATCTACATCATTGATTAATTTAGGTGATTTGATAGAGGGTGGTGATTCAAATTAATTTTAATCAACAGGTAGATAAGAAAGCTATATTTTTATTATTTGGTTGTTATTGTTTGAATCCAAGATTAGCATTGGATGAAAAATATGCAACTAATACAAATGATTATCCTGAGAATTTTCATAAAATGATATGGGGTGCAATTATTAATATTGCTAAGAAAAGAACGGCTGAAAAAATCACACCCATAGATATTGAAAATGAAATATCACAATTTGATACCGCTTTGTCTTTATGGAAAAATAATGATGGGTGGGGTTATATTGAGTCTGCGATTGATATGTCATCGGATAAAATATCAAACGTAGGTAAATATTATGACGATGTAAGAAAATATTCAATCATTAGGAATGCTACAGAATCACTTAAAATGGATACATCATTTATATATGATGAAGACGATGATGAAAAACTGGAACACTTCAACCAATTAACAAGCATAGAAGTTTTAAATGAAATAAATAATAAATTTATGGATTTTAAATCTAAATGGAAGAATGTTTTTGGTGATAACTATTCATTTAGAGCAGGTGAAGGTATTGTAGAAAGATTAAATGAACATAAGAATCAGCAAAATGTATATGGTTATCCGTTTCAATCTGGATATTTAACTACAGTATATCGAGGAATGCGACCTAAAAAATACATTTTAAGAAGTTCTGTATCTGGTGGAGGAAAATCAAGATCTTCATTAGCAGATGGATGTAACATGGTATCAGATAGAATTTATGATTGGAATAAAAGAGAATGGATTCCAACAGGTGAAAGCCAACCAGTGTTATTTATTTCAACAGAGCTTGAAAAAGAGGAAATTCAAGATATCATTTTAGCTCATGTTAGTGGAGTTGATCAGGATAGAATTGAAGAATGGAGTGATATTACGCCAGAAGAAGAATCAATTCTTGATGAATCTGCAAAATACATAGAGAATTATAATTATTATATAGAGTATATGCCAGATTTTACAATTGATTTGATTTCTGAAACTATTGAGAAATATGTTTTAAACTATGGAATAGTAGCTTGTTTCTTTGATTATATCAATGATTCACCATCGCTTTATGAATATTATTATAATAAAACACACACAAGACTTAGAACAGACCAGATTCTTTTCTTATTCAGTGCAGCATTAAAATCAGTTTGTAATAAATTTAATGTATATCTTGGTTCAGCTACACAGTTAAATGATAATTATAAAGAAGATAACAATAAAGATGCAGGCGCATTAAAAGGATCTAAAGCTATTATCGAAAAAGCTGATGGTGGTATACTTGCACTTCCTGTAACACACAAAGATTTAAAAAGATTAAAACCAATTCTTGAGTCAGATGGTTCATTCGGATCATTAATCCCCAATATGTCTTACTACATATTTAAAAATCGTGGTGGAAAATGGAAAACTATCATAATTTGGACAAAACTCAATATGGGAACTATGAGGGAAGTAGATTGTTTTGTGACGGATTATAACTATGAATTAATTACTGATATTGAGAAAACGTTGATTGATTTTAGATTAGATGATGTTGGAGATGTTGGTATTATTGAAACTGATATTGATGTATCTGGATCAGATTTAGCAATGCAATTATCTAAGTAGGGAGGTACTTATATGACCGCCCAGGAATTAAAAAGTAAACTTACAGAAGATGATATTAAGAAACTTCTTGAATTAATGGGAGCTACTTTTTATTACGAAGATGATGATATGTGGATTACAGATACAATATGTCATCATGGAACTAAACCTAAATTATATTTTTATAAAGATTCTATGTCATTTCATTGTTATACAGAATGCGGTCAATTAGATATTATTGGCGTAGTCATGGGATATAAAGGATATGAACAAGAAGAATTTCAAAAAGCTATCAATTGGATTTCTGTAAAATTAAATCTTGACAATCATGTGTATGGATTTGGTAAACAAGAACAAATTTCCGATTGGGAGTTTATTAAAAAATATAAGAAAAATAAAAAGGTAAAACCAAAAGATAAAATATTAGTTCCTTACGATAAAAACATTCTTAATATATTTCAGCACTTTTATTGTCAATCATGGATAGAAGAAGGAATTTCTGTAGAAACAATGAAAAAGTACAATATTCTTTATTCAACATGGCAACAAAAAATTATCATACCTCATTACGATATGAACAATAATTTAGTTGGTGTAAGATCGAGAGCATTATTACCTGATGATATTGAATTATTCGGTAAATATGCACCGTTTAAAATTGGCAATAAATTTTATAATCATTCTCTTGGATTAAATTTATTTGGTTTAAATCATAATATAAATGCAATTCAAAAAAAGAGAAAGATAATGCTTGTAGAAGCTGAAAAATCAGTATTTCAAACTGATACTATGTTTGGTGAAGATAATTTTACAGTTGCTTTATGCGGAAGTAATTTAACTGATTATCAAAAAGGAATGATTCTTATGTTAGGAGTTAGAGAAGTTATCGTTGCATTGGATAAACAATATCAAACTCTTGATTCAGACGAATGTAAAAACTGGTCACAACACATAAAAGATAAAATCATAGATAAATTAAGTCCATTTGTTTCTGTATCTGTACTATGGGATAGTACAAATTTGTTAGGTTATAAAGATTCTCCAACAGATAGAGGTAAAGAGACTTTGTTGAAACTTATGGAGAATAAAATATATGTAGGAACAAATCAATAATTAAGGTGGTGCAGAGTGAGTTTTAAATATGATGTACTTGGACATGTGAGGTTTGGATATGAATTAAATGATATTTTAACATTAAAAGGTATTGAAGATATTGATTCATTTTTACATCCAACCATTAAACATGTTGAAAGTGAAAAATTATTTGACAATATAGAAAAAGCAAGAGATATATATGTGCATCACGTATCGCAGAATCATATAATTGATTTACTTGTTGACTGTGATGTGGATGGATATACATCTGGTGCAAATATATATCAATATACCAAAAGAATAAATCCATCAATAGAAATTAGATGTTTTATTCACAGTGGGAAAGTGCATGGATTATCTGAATTTATAGATTCTATGTGTTCAGATAATTCAGATTTAGTTATTGTTCCTGATGCTGGTAGCGGTGATTGGAATGAATGTAAGCGATTAATTAACTCTGGTAAAGATGTGATTATTTTGGATCATCATGCGATTGACACATCTGGAAATCCTGCAATTGTAATTAATAATCAATCATCAAAAAATATTATAGATAAAGCTATGACAGGAGTTGGAATTACATACAAATTTACAAAATTATTAGACAAATATTATAAAGTAAATTATGCTGATGATTATTTAGATTTAGTGGCTCTTGGTATGATTGGTGATAGAGCGGATGTTTTAAATCTTCAAACACGATATTTAATATTAAAAGGTCTTGAAGAGATTAGAAATCATACTAATAAAAATAAGTTGATTAGTACATTTGTAGAAGCTCAAATGTATTCAATGAATAATAAAGTTACGATCAATGGTATGGGTTTCTATGTATGTCCATTAATCAATTCAATGATTAGACTTGGAGATTATCAAGATAAATGTTATATGTTTGAAGCGTTATGTAATTCTGATAAATTTCTTGATAGAAAAGTTAGAGGTCAAGGAATTATAAATATGCCGATTCAAGATTATGTGTTAAAAGCGTGTCAATCAAGCAACCGTAAACAGAAAAAACAAACAGAAGAAAGTGCTGCGATATTATCTGAAGAAATATCAAAATACAATCTTGATAAATTTCCAATTCTAGTATGTAATGCAAAAGATGATGTTGACGGTAATTCCACTGGTTTAATTGCTAATAGACTTGCTGACCAATATCAACGTCCATGTTTATTAATGAGAAGAAAAGGTGATATATGTAGAGGAAGTGGAAGAGGAAGCGACAAATGCGAAATACTAGATTTTAATGAATGGTGTAAAAATACAGGTTTATTTAATAAAGTAGAAGGTCATTCAGGAGCATTTGGTTGTGAAATAAGTGTTGATAATACAAATAGATTATTTGAATTATTATCAACTATGAAAAGTATTAATGAACCTACATATCATGTCTATAACGTCTATGAATCAAATCAAATTCATGATCAGATTATCAAAAATGTAGCGAAATATGACTACATTTGGGGTAATACGATTAGTGAACCGATATTTCTTATCAAAAATATTCCATGTAATAAATACAATTTGTATCTATTGGGTTCTAAACAAAATAGAATCGAATTTACATATCACAATATCAAATTCATAAAACAAACCAAAGGAAGTTCTTTAGCAGCACAATATAAAGAAATTATAGATATTGGAGATAATGTTGAATTTGATATTGTTGGTAGATTTTCAATTGATTATAAAACAAAATCGGCACAAGTTTTAATTGATGATTGGATGTTTTATAAGAGTGATAAAATTTCTGGATTTGCATTTGGATAAGGATGGTGATTGATATAATAGACAAAAGTAAAATTCATGGTTATGATTTCGAGGTATTCACTAAGATCAATTGGTTTTGCGTTACATTTATAAATTATGAAGATAGAAATAAAGAAGTAGTTATAGTAAATGACAGAGCAAAATTAATAGAATTTTACAATGAATATAAAGATGATATTTTTATTTCATATAATGGACGACAATACGATACAGGAATTTTTAAAGGAATCCTGGATGGAATGAATGTCGGATATGTAAATGATAAACTCATCAAAGAAGGTAAAAAACCTTTTCAAGTTGTAAAAAATGCAAAGAAATATCCATTAAATGATTATGATACCATTTTAAAAGATAAATCATTGAAGCAGTTAGAAGCATTTATGGGAGATGATATTAGAGAAACAGAAGTAGACTTTAATATTGATAGACCTCTCACGCAAGAAGAAATAGAACAAACACTCTATTACAATCACCATGATGTAATAGAGGTATTAAGAGTTCTTGATTATTGTTGGGATGATTTTGAAGGTCAGCTAGATATCATTGAATTATATGGTCTTGATATGTCGTATTTTACTAAAACAAAGGTTCAATTAGCGGTTTCTCCTAAAATTCTTAATGCTGTCGATCAACATACTCTCGATGATGAATTTGATATTCGTCTTCCAGAAACAATTCAATTATCAGATAAATACAGATTTATTCCAGAATGGTATATGAATCCTAAAAATTGGAGGTATAAAGAACACCTTCGGTCAGAAGATAACCAACATAATAATCAGTTATGTTGTACAGTCGCAGGTATTCCCCATGTATTTGCATGGGGAGGGTGTCATGGAGCTGATGATAAAGAAGCTGTATTTGAAGGAATTATTCTACATGCTGATGTAGCATCAATGTATCCTACAACAGATATTGAATATGGTTTGTTGAGTAGAAAATTTAAAAATCCTGATGACTTCAAGCAAATGAGAGATTTTAGATTAAAATTAAAATCAGAAAAGAATCCAAAAAATAAAGCTCTTAAACCTATGATTAATGGTGTGTATGGAGCAGGAAAAGATAGAAACAATCCATCATATGATCCACTAATGGCGAATCTTACTTGTATTTTTGGACAAATGTTCATTCTTGATTTGATTGACAAACTTGAACCTTATTGTAGATTATTACAAACTAATACTGATGGTATTTTTGTTCTTTGTGAGAATGAAGAAATGAAAAATAAAGTGATTGAGATAACAAATCAAGTGGGTAAAAGACTTAAAATGGAGTTTGAGATAGATGAATATACAAAACTCATTCAAAAAGATGTAAATAACTACATTGCAGTTAAGAAAAATGGGGAACTGGAATGTAAAGGAGCAATGGTTAAATTCAATAAACCAATTGATAATGATTTGCCGATTTTGAATGATGCTGTTAGAAATTATCTAGCATATGATATTCCAGTTGAGCAAACTATAAATGAATGTGAAGAGTACATAAAATTTCAAAAAGTTATTAAATTATCTGCAAAATACAAAGAAATATGGTATGGAAATGGAGTATCAGGAAAAGACAACAAAATCACATCCATAAATGGAGAACTTTTAAAAGGTAAAGTACATAGAGTATTTGCTAGTAAACGACAATTAGATGGATCTATTTACAAACTGAAGATTGAAAAAGGTGTTAAATCTTATGAACAGTTTGCAAATACACCTACTCATTTATTTATTGACAATGAAGATGTACATGATAAATCAATTCCTGAGTATTTGGATAAAGAATATTATATCAATGAAGCAAAGAAAAGAATTGATATGTTCCTAACTAAAGATGAAGAAAAGATAGATGAAACTCCATATATATTATTTGATTGTATGAATCAGAGTTCAACATTTTATGAATTTCTTAAAAAATGCTTAGAGAAAAAAATAACAAAGAAAGTTTTAGAACAATATTTAATTGCTGATTGTTGTAATATATATGGAAAAACAAAGAAACTATTGACATTTAGAGATTATTTTATGATTCTGAATGGAAAAGATAAAATGACTCTAAATACACTAAACAAGAAAATAAAAGATGATAATGTAAAAAATATTATCATATCTAATTCTGAAATATCTAAATCTGGAGAATCTTATAACAATATCAATTATGAGAAATCTTTATTAGAAATTTTCAATATTATCCCAAATGAGAATATAAATCCATACGAAATAATGACTATGCAAATAAATAAATTTGATTCCGTTAGGTATATTGATCCATTGCTGAAAAATGATATGTGGTTTGTATTAAATACAAGAAACGTAATTGCTCCTAATTTAATAATATATAACATTAAAAATGGAGAAATACAATATAGAAAGGTAGACAAGAAGATATTTAAAATACTACCTTTGCAAGATGGCGATATTATTGAAATTAAAAATTCTAAAAAGGAATTTGCAAAAAAGATTATTGGAAAGGATGAAGAAGGCAGAAACATAATCGCTGCTGATATAGATAAAGAATTGGATATCATAACACAATATGAGATTTTGTATAGAAACTATGGAAAGGGAAAATCCCTAATTGTTGATAGTGAGGACAATTAATGGAAGAGAAAATTTTAAAATTTGAATGTGCTTTGGATAGAATTATCTATCCAAAGTATAGTAAAAAAGTACAATCTGGTGACTTTGCAATATTCAGCATGAGAATAATAAAATGGATAGATAATAAAATTGATGAAATCGAAACCATTAAATTAAAAGGAACAACATGTACGCTTGAATATGGAACTACATATAAAGTATTTTGCAAATTAGCAGAAACTCATGAAATATATGGAGATACATATGGATTGATTTATATTAGTAAATGTATTGATATTTCAAGTAAGGATAAACAAAAAGAGTTTTTGAAAAATGTTTTGAATGAAAATTTAGTAGAAAAACTTTTCGATGAATATGATGATGTCATTAAATTACTTGAAAATAGAGATGTTAAATCTTTAATGAAAATCAAAGGAATTGGGAATCAAGTAGCTTTAAGAATGATTGATGAATATGAGGAATCTAAAGATTATAGTTCTATTTATATGGAATTAGGTCAGTTAGGATTCACACATACATTTATCAAAAAGCTTGTAGATTTTTATAAATCACCAGATACAGTCATTGATATTGTAAAAAATAATCCATACGATTTGCTTCGTGTTGACGGAATCGGTTTTAAGAAAGCTGATGAGGTTGCTTGTAAAGTTGGAATAACTCAATATGACATTAGAAGAATCAAAGGATTTTTATTATACTATTTGAATGATCGAGGAGAAGCTGGTAAAAGTTATTTAAACTATCAAGAACTCATGAAAGCTTTATACGATACATTAGGTTTTGTTCCAGAAGAGATTATCAACAGTACAGCAAAGCAAATGATTGATAATAAAGATGTGGTTGTACTTGATAATGGTTCTAAGATAGCATTAAAAAAATTCTACGATTTGGAGAAAAATATAATGAATGAATTATTTAGACTCCAAATTGGACTTGTGAAAGTAGTAGAAAATGATTCAAATAAAGTTGATAGTATTCATGATGATTATGTTCCTAAATCATTTAATATAGGAAATTGGGAAACAATTACAGAAAAAGTAGAAGAAGAACAAGGATTTATGTTTACTGATGAACAAAGAGCTGCAATTAAACTTAGCCTGGATAATCATGTTATGGCTCTAACTGGTGGAGCAGGATCAGGTAAAACTTCAACTGCAAATGGAATATGTTCATTATACAGTGGGTATAGTATTTTGGCTTGTGCGTTATCAGGAAAAGCCAGTGTAAGAATTACCGAAGCTACGGGACTTCCAGCTAGTACAATTCATAGAGCTTTAGGATATCAAAATGGTGAATTCATGTTTAACAAAGATAATAAATTAGCAGTTGATATTGTTTTGATTGATGAAGCAACTATGATAAATGGTACATTGTTTTTATCCTTACTTGAAGCAATTCCAACAGGCGCAAAAGTAATTATCATGGGTGATGTACAACAGCTTACACCAATTGGTAATTGTCAAGTATTTGCTGATATTCTTGATAGTAATGTTTTACCAGTAGTGAAATTAAGTAAACCACATAGACAAGCCTTGAGAAGTGGTATCATTCCAACTTCGATCAAAATTGCCAATCAGCAACAAATCTTTGATGGGGATTATACAGGAAATACAGTTATTGGAGAATTAAAAGATATGGAGTTTGACATTTCTGGAAAAGGAAATGAAGAATCTATATCAGATAAAATCATAAAACATTTTCAAATAGAATTAGAAAAATTTCATGACGTTATGGAAGTTCAAGTGTGTGTTCCTATGAGATTGCGTGGAGAATTATCCTGTTATAATCTAAATTCTAAAATTCAATCCATTTACAACCCCAAATTAAATGATGGTAATGAAATCGAAATCTTTTTAGAGAAGAAAAAAGATGAAACAAAAAAATATACAATCCGTGTAGGGGATAAAGTAATTAATACTAAGAATAATTACAAATGTCTTAATTCAGAAGGTGATCAAACACCTGTATTTAATGGAAATATGGGAATTGTAAAAGAAATTGAAAAGAATGGAATGTGTACAATAGATTTTATTGGTGTTGGAGAGGTATTATTTACAAAATCAGATTGTAAAAATCTTGAGTTAGGGTATGCGTGTACCACACATAAATGCCAAGGCTCAGGCTTTTGCTCAACGATCGTTGGATTAGATAATAGCAGTTACATAATGAACAATTCAGAATTACTTTATACTGCAATTACCAGAGCTAAAAAATATTGTATTCTTGTTGCAAATAATTATGCTGTTGTAAAAGCTATTCAAACAAAAGAAGTAAAAACAAAGCAAACATTTTTAAAAGACATGTTACTTGAAAATGCAAACAGATTAAAACAAAAGGAGAATTGATATATGTCAAGTATTTATGAACTCACAGGAGAATATCTTGAACTTATGGATATGTTAGAAGATGAGGAG